AGTAATATATGATTATTCAAAATCTTCCAAGTGAATCAGTGTCAAATAACCTTATTGCAAATGATTTAGATACAATCATTTTGAAAATGACTGTTCCAGCTAACTGGACCCGTAGTTTTAGAATGAGTGCTAGATACCAAGGTTATAATAAATCCAAAATAGAAACACTCGGTGAAAGTGCAATGTTAGTAGATGGTTCTACTACTGCAGTTTCTTCTTATCTTTTTACTACTACTGGTAATCGTAATATCAAGTTTACAGAAGGAACACACTATGTAAAAATCACTATGATGAGTGGTTTCAATGGTTTAGATGTTTCTAATATAGCTTTGCCTATGTATTTGATATTCGGTAATCCAAAATACATGTATAGAACTTGTTCAAGTTTTATTGGTATTGGTAATATCATAAAGAATAACTTACCTTATGATGTTGTAAATTATTTACTTTCTGATAAGTCTACTTCACCTGCTTCTTCTGGTGAATTGAGAATGTATAACTGCAAATGTAGTGATATGTCTAAAGTAATTGCAAAACTTTATAATACTTTCTCACCTGCTTACTTTATTGGTCAGTCAAGTGATATTGAAGGTAATATAGCTTGCTTTGAAAATAAAAATGCTGTTCGTTTCTATTGTGCTAATACAAAGTTGACTGGTGATATTGCTAATCTTGGACACATGATAAATCTTGCAGGTAATACTACAGCTGACCCTGCTATGTATATTGAACATACTACTATTGGCGGTGCACTTGAAGATTTTGCAGATGGTTTGTTCAATAATGGTAGAACGCATGGTTCTATCATGATACAGGCTAAAAACACTAATGTAACTTATGAAGGTGAACCACTAACACAAAATGCACTTATTTCTTTTACTGAAGAAGGTTATACTGTTACATTATCATAATAGTAGGAGTCAATTATGTCAAGAAATATTGGAATTGGTGAAGTATATACTGAAAGAAAGCAATACCCTCACTTTTCTGGTTTAGGTGTTTATGACCCTAATAAAGTGTTTTACACTGATGATGAAAATGGTAAAGTAAAAGTAGATGGTGTTTTATCTAAAATTGTCAGAACTGCAGAAGAAATGAAACCTAAGGATTATATCACTCTAGGTGGTAAAGATTATCACTTCGTAGAATGGAATGGTTTACTTGTTCTTACTGAAGATTTGACTTGGGATGTTGGAACATGGTGGACTAATCCTAATGCACCTGAAGTTATTGGTTATTATTATGCTAATACTATTGCTAATGTAAGTACAATTCATTTAGCACTTCGTGCAGCAGGATTAGGTGATTGGAGAATTCCTAAACCATCTGATTGGACAAAGTTGATAAATGAACCAAACATTACTTTGCCTACATCTGAAAAATATGAAAATAACCGTGGTATTACAAAGTTACTGACAGATGACCCGCAGTTTAGAAAAGTTTTTCCTTATCATAATCAGTTGAATGAAAGTGGCATTGGACTAAATCCATGTCGTATTCATACTTCCCCTGCAGCACAACTTGACCGTGCTAATTATATGGAAGATTCAGATAATGCACATAACGTTATTATGCGTTATAATGGTGGTTATACTGTTGTCACTGCTAACTATGGTGCTGATTCTGGTGTTTGTGTTAGATTAGTAAAGGATGTGGGGTAAACTATGGAAAACATTATTTCAACATTAGCACCTCTTATTCCACCAGCAGCATTACCACTTCTTATTGCTGTAGTGTTAGTTATATGGGTTTATTATAAACTTCAATCTATAAAAGCTGATAGAGAAGTAACTAAAGCTGCTAGAGATAAAGATAGTCAAGAATTGCATGATGTAGTTCAAAAGAATACTTGGGAAATAAACAATCTCAAACTTGAAAACCAACACAGAGATACTATATTGGACGATTTGAGACAACAATGTAACGAATTGAACGTAAACTTAGCTGTTGTTTCTCAAAAACTTGATGCTTTGGTAGAAGCAATAAAAGAGTTGAAGAAGTAACGTTACTAATTTTTTATAGAAGGAAACATATTTATGATGCAGAATTTTGATGAAATAATTGACAGTTGCAGATGTTTCTTGAAGAAGTCTTCAAACCGTTATTCTTCTGAAATCTCTAAACAAGTAAATGATTTGGAAGCTTTTCAGGGAAATTTCTGGACAGATTCAGTAAAGAAACAATATCTACGTTCTGCTAAGAAACGTTACTGTCTTCATTTTTCAGACTGGTCAGTTTTATCTAATGCTATAGTTGCACCATATACACAGTCACCATGGCACATTGAGTTGACAAATAGAATAGGTGCTGAAGAAGTTCAGGAATATATCAATAGTATTGAAGCTGAAAACGATATAAAATTTGAATTGAAGAAAGCTTTGACCCGTGCTGTTATCTGCGGTGCTGGTTATATTGCAATTACTACGATAGCTGATGAAGTTACTGGTGAACCTAAAATCACAGCTGAATTTATTACTCGTCAGTCATCTGTTGCTATTGACCCTATGTCAGAAAAGACAGATTGCTCTGATGCTGAAGAAGGCGCTATCGTCAACTATATTTCTATAGCTAAGGCTAAGAGATTATATGGTGAAGATGTAGTTCCTTATAAGTTTCCTGATAACCAGCCTAAGATGAATTTCAATGGAATTGAACAATGGCCAAATCTTGAGGACTGTATTCAGATTATTTCTTATTACAAGAAGAATGAAAATGGTTTTGTTGATTATTACAAGATTTGTGGTAATTATGTAGTTGAACAAGTTGAATTGCCTATTAGATTTATTCCTATTATTCGTTTTGCCGGTTATGAACAATATACTAATACAGGAATGAAATATACTGGTATTGTTGATAAGACCTGGACTTTGCAGCTTGGTTTGAATATTGCTTATTCTACATTGATGGAACGTGCTAATCGTTCTATCAAGGCTAATATCATTATGTCTACACAGGCTGCTAAGAACCTTGATCCTTATTTCGAAAAGAAAGAAGATGAAGACGGTTCTGTTATCATGTATAACCAGGGTGCTGATATTCCACAAGTTATCAGAGAAAGTTTTGAAACAGGTGACCTTACTTCTGTTATCGAAAATACAAGAAATCTTATTGCTGATGTTATTGGTATTCCACTTGCTGGTATTTTAGGTGGTGATGAAAAGACAGCAACAGAGATCCTTATTCAGAATAACAACAAGGAATCTAATGTTTCTATTTTCTACGACAATGCATATAAGGCTAATAGAACTATCGGTAAAATCATCGTCGAAATGTTGAACGGTGGTGAAGATGTTTCTTTTGAACTTGAAAACGGACCAGATATTATTACAAACAACTTGAAGCACCGCCAGGAATTGAATGCTATTGCTCAGTTGATGCCGCCTGAAATGCAACCGCTTGTTGCTGTTCATATGTGTAATACAGTTGATTCTGATTTTGTTGATGGTGTAAAATCTGATATTATTGCTAATTTAGGTCAGAATTTGAAGATTGTTTCTGAACAGCCTTCTGATCCGGTTGCTATTCATGAACTTGAACAGATGAAGGCTACACTTGATGCTACAATGCAGCAGCTTGAAATGTTACAACAGGAAAATGAACAGTTGAAGTTACAGGCACAGTCAATGACAGTCATGTTACAGAATACAAAGGAAAAGAACATGATTGATTTGGCTAAGCACCAGGACAATATGGCTATTCAGGAAGCTAAACTTGAACTCGAAGCTGAAAAACAGGGTGTCGATATTCAACTCGATATAATGGATAAACAGGCTGATTTAGCTAAGACTGCAGCTGAAATCGAAGAAAAGAAAATCGATGCAGCTGAAAAGGCAATGGAGGTAATATACTAGTATGAGATTCGATAATCTACGTGGACCGACCAGAAATGCTTTGCTGAATCATTATGCTGAAGATGCTGCATATCGTCAATCACCTGAAGAACATGATGCAATGATTCACAAGTATGAAAGACCGGGTATGACCCCGCTTGAAATGCTTGAAGCAACTCAGAAAGGTATTGACGAAGAAAAAATCAACCCTAAATACTGGGATGATGAAAAACCTAGACTTGATTTAGGTGGTTCATCGTCATGGATTGACGGTATTGAATATATTCCGTCATTAGGTATTGCTGTAATGAAAACAAACGGTAATGAATACTACTATCCTATGGATGCTGCACAGGTAGGTGACTGGATGACTTCTGACAGTCTTGGTTCATATTATAATGCTAATGTCAAATTGAAAAAATAAAAAGGATTTTCATATGAGAATGTTCGACTTACGAAACAGTTATTTAGATGACGAAGGCAAACCTCTTGTTGGTCGTATTAGATTTTGTAAATTCCACACTACCGTCTTGGAAAATATCTATAATGTAAACGGTAATATTCCGCTTCCTAACCCGATGTTTACTAATACTATCGGTCAGACAAATTATCAGGTTTTCCTAAAAGACAATACAGACTATACCGTTCGTTTTGATAAGTATGTCGGTAATGGCGATATGTCTGAAGATCAGGACAACTGGTTGGATATTTATTCATGTGACGATATATATGATACATTCGGTATAGAAGTCGACGCTACTTCCTATCAGGTAGTCAACAATATTTCTGATTTACGTCAGACTAATCCTAATACTATTGCAACAAGAGACAGTAAGAAAATCATTCTTCTTGCCGGTTATAATGTAATCGGTGACAAACCACAGGTATTGTATGAATGGGATGCAAACAATATTGTTAGTGATAATGGCGGTGACTGTATAAAGGTTGATGATATTTCTACCGGTAGATGGATTTTGGTTGACAACTTTGAAGAACTTTTAGACGTTCGTCATTTTGGTGTATTCGGCACAGATTCTAAATCAGACGCAACTGACTTGATGTCTATTCAAATCAATGTTGCTAACCAGTATGCTTCTTTACATGACTTATCCTTATTCTTCCCTTCTATTGACGGTTTGACCTGGTATAAGATGAACGGCCTAAACCTTTACAAGGCTGTATTTGCTGAAGAAACCAGGGTTTTCGGTAATACAAATTATCCAAACATAATCACAATGTATGACGAAAACGGTTATCTGGATGTTTATACTGATGCCGACTATAAGGCTGTATTTACTGTTAGAGGTCCGACTGTTAGAACTTCTTGGGGTGAAAATTCAGATAACTGTATATTTGAACCTTCATACAAGTTGATTATTGATTCAGATATCAATTCAAATCAACGCAGCTGGACTGGAATTTATATTGACTGCCTTGTTGAAACTGATAATGTTTTCTTATATGAATGTACTATAAATTCAGTCAAGAAACTTGGTGACAACTGCTATTTCAGAGGTTGTAAGCTTACTGAATCTATGTTCTCTGACGCTTGTGATTTTGATACAATCACTATTCACAACAATGTAGTTATCGATATAGAAGACTGGCCTACGACCTGGAAATGGTTGAAACTTAGGGTTCAGAAACCTGACCAGACTATTGACTTCAAGGGTAGAACACTTTATACTAACTGTAACAATATTGTAAACTGGGTTGGCGCTATTACATTCAAGAATGCCATATTCACTACCGGTTTTGAAATCACGCAGGCTACTATCGGTTTAGAAAACTGTGGCGGTCCGGTTCAGATGAATGCACCTCTGCAAGCACTTATTTGTGATAACTGTAATCTTGTTATCACTACGCCTAATAATGCAAGTCCAAATACTGTAATCAAGAACAACTCTGAAGTTTCATTCAGTTCTGAATTTACAGCAGGCGAATTTGCTGCTCATGATTCGGTAATTCATGGTAATATATATGCCGGTGTTCATGTCGTTGGTTCAAATACTATTTTCTATAATGCTATCACAGTTCATGGTATTCTGAATCTTCAGAGATGCACAGTAAATGGCGCTATTATGCAGACTGCAAACGATGCAAACTTCAATGTCATATTACTCAACAATACATTGCTTGCACCTTATTACATGTATGGCGCTCCATTGCTTCAGTCTGTAGTTTCCGGTATGATTGAATTCAATACTTCTAGCGCTACTCCGACAGCTATCGTGATTGACAGAACTAACTTTGATCCAGATGAAACTCATCATCACTATTCATACAAGTATAATAATGGAAGTTTCATTCAGGACAAGGCAGTTGTTCAGGGAACATACTTGGCTAAACCGCGTCATTATTTTTCTGCTACAGAAAATACTTTTGCACAGAATAATCAAGGATATCACACATTTGTTGTACCGACTGCGCTAAACTGTGGTTTGATATATAACTCTACTGTACCGTTTGAAAATGTTCAGTTCTTCACTATTGGTACGACAAATATCAATGTAAAGATGAAAGTCAGAACTATGGTAAATACTAGAAGTATTCCTACTGCTTTTACAGAAATCATTTTGAAGGGTATTCATGGTGTTGATTATACATGGGGATTAGTTGCTCATGTAAATGGTACTTGGTTACCAGATGGTGGTTGGTATAGATGGAATGGTTTTCCAGTTCTTTATCCAACTATGTTTATCGATGGTTCTGCTGTGAAAGTTGAAGAATCTTCATCATTACCAAGTGATTATAATATCGATATGATAATTGACTATGAAATAATACGCTAATAAACTATAAGGTAAACAAATTTTTTTCAAATGATATATGTATATCTATCCTATATTATATCATTTGAAAGAAAAAAGTTTACCATATAACTTTACTAATTTTATATAGAAGATGGTTGAAATATATCATCTTCTTATTCAGGGCGGTCATGTGCCAAGGAGGCGATTTGGTTTTGCATACCGAGTGAGTAGGGTCCGATTCCCTAACTGTCCATATTTTCATAACAACGGTGGTTATGAATGAAAAAAGATTCACCGGTCAATAGGAAACATATTTATTATGAATTCAGAACAAGTCAATGAACTCTACAAGAAATATTCAAAGGTAGAGGATAAATCCACGACAGAAACAGAAAAGGTTGAAACCCCGGCGAAGGTTGAAACTAAGGCTGAAGAAGTCAAGGAAGAACCGAAAGCAGCTGAGACTATCGATTCTGACAGTAAAATCTCAGATACAGCAAAGGAAGAGACTAAGGCTACGCCGGCCGAAGACAAACCTAAGGCTGATGAAAAGAAACCAACTTATACAAAACAAGAACAGATTGATTACGCTTTTCAGAAGAAACAAGCAAAAATCAAGAAGTTAGAAGCTCGTAATAAAGAACTTGAAGATTTCATAAAGAAGAAAGGTCTTACTTTAGAAGATTTCAACAATAAGGTCGAAGATTACGTCAACTACAAGGTCGATTATAATACAAAGCAGCAAGAATATAATAGGAATAAAGAGGAAGTTACTCGTATTCAAAATGAAGAAGCTGAACGATTGAACCGAGAAAAGATTGAACGTTGTTTTCCGGATCCAGTTGAACAAGACAAGTATAATCAGATTATTAGAACCGAAGGACCGAAGTTAGTCGCAAGACTGGACGAAGCTGACGGTGAACAAGCAGTTCTGGGATATTTGGATGATTCAGATATGGCACCGATTCTTATTAGGTTGATGATTGCAGAACCTTCTTATCTTGATGAAGTTTTGTCAAAACGTTCTGCAATGGGCAAATATCGTGCTATGGAAAAGTTGGAAGAAAAAGTTCGTTGGGCACAGGAAAAAATGAAACAACCAAAGGAAGAAGCACCGGTTGAAAAAGAAGAAGAAAAGAAACCCGCTATTCCAGTTATCGGTTCTGTTACTAAATCCGAAGCTCACAAAGATTCTAAACCTGTATTTGACCCTAATCAAATACTACACAAATTGAAACAAAAAAACAAATATCACAAATAATAAATGGTCTTATTGACCGAAGGAAAACAAATTATGCCAAATACTTTTATTACTAACAAGCTTGCAACTATGGTTGCTATTCGTGCAGCTGAAGCAGCTGGATATCTTACTGTCGGTTCTAAGAAGTTCTTCAAGAACCAGCTCGCTGACAAGAACAATGGTCAGTCTTATGATTTCTACGTTCGTGATACTGGTGATGCTGTCAACCGCCTTGCTTATCAGGATGGTGACAAGACTGCTATTGCAGAACGTAAGGTTACTCTTACACTTGACCCGTGGCACGTTTTGATTTCTACCAATGCAATCGAAAAGGTTACAGATATTGAAGACTGGGAAGATGAAATTGCTCGTCCGAACGGCCAGAAGCTCATTCAGGGTGTTGTTCGTAAGGCTATTGAAAATGACTTAGGTAAGATTGGTACTGCATTTATCGGTTCTGGTTTTGCACCGCTTTCTCAGGCTTCTGCTCACCTCGCTTCTATTGTTTCTGAAGACCTTTATGGTTTCGTTGATCCGAACGTTGAAGCAATCCTTACTTCTAACGGTCAGCAATTCGTCCCGGTTGACGCACCTGACATGTATTCTAAGGGTTTGCTCGGCCGCTTCCATGGTGCTGAATATCGTGCACAGCGTTGGATGCCGGTCGTAAATATCACTAAGGCTACTTCTGATGCTCTCAATGCTGCTTCTGTTACCGCAGCCGCAGTTGATGCAAATGACGACAAGATTTTCAACCTCACTATTTCTGGTGATTCTGTTTCTGGTATTACAATTCCTAAGGCTACGCCGCTCTTCATCGAAGGTGTAAAGGCTTGTGATACTGTTGGTGACCCTACCTCTATGGATCAGGCATTCATCGTTCTCGAAACTGTTACCGCAACCTCTAACACTGTTGTTGTAAAGGTTCGTGCTAAGGATATCACTAAGGGTGGTACTCGTGAAATTGCTAAGGAAAATGGTGATTCGTTTGCTAACGTTGCTGCAATTACCGGTGCTGTTTCTGCACCTGAAGCTGGTAAGTATTTCACTGGTATTGTTCGTGCTGATGGTTCTTACGAATTCGAAACTCTCGACAAGCTCGATGCTGCTGGTGCTGACTACGAAAAGTCACCGAACGTTGAAGGCTTGACTGTTCACCAGAACAGACTCGTTGACCTTCGTGCAATGACTGATGACACTCGTTGGG